CTATTTACGAAGTCATTACTTATGACAGGAACGGAAAACTCGATCAGAGTACAAATATTCGTTATTTAGACTACATTGTATGAGAAAGAAAAGAGGTCCAGCAAAAGATAAAAAGACGAAGATACCAAAAAAGTATCTGAGTGGCACCAAAGGAGCTCGTCGAGCTGAACTTGCTCGTGCAATTAAGAGAATTGCAAAACTTTACAAAGAAGGGAAGACAGTCCCTCGGTCCCTAATCAAACGACGTGTAGAGCTGGGAAAGAGAAAGAAACGTGGCCGCAAGAAGAAAAGGTAGAAAGAAAGATCCACGTCTAGCACGTGCAAGGGTAAAAGGATTCAACAAACCTCGTCGAACTCCAAATCACCCAAAGAAGTCCCATATCGTCGTAGCAAAGGTAGGTGACAAAGTAAAAACGATTCGATTTGGGCAGCAAGGTGCGAAGACTGCAGGAAAGCCAAAGAAAGGCGAAAGCGATGCAATGAAGCGTAAGCGCGCATCTTTCAAGGCTCGTCACCGTCGTAACATTGCAAAAGGCAAGATGTCCGCAGCTTATTGGGCAGATAAGGTGAAGTGGTAATGGGATTTTATGTTAAAAGATTTGAGTTTCCAAGTTTAGATAACTCTAAGCCTACTATGCACATAAATAAGTTTGGATATAATACCTCAATAGGTGGCAGCTACGAAGTAATTTCTGATCTTGGTACTGATCCTTTGCCTACCACTGCGGCAGCAGTATCTTTAGTTTCTTCTTCTGGTAATGATACAGCAGGAGGCACAGGAGCTCAAACTGTAGAAGTACAAGGACTCGATGCAAATTATAACTTGCAAACTTCTGTAGTAACAATGGCAGGAGCTTCCGCAGCAACCACGGGGTCGGATGAGTATCTACGAGTGTTTCGTATGCGAGTACTTACAGCAGGCACAAACGAGACAAACGTTGGAAATATTACTGCTTCTATTGGCGGCACAGATATTGCAAGAATTAGTGCAGACGCGGGACAAACTTTAATGGGAATCTATACGATTCCTGCAGGACACACAGCATTTCTTAAAAAGTTTCAAGCATCTATTTCAAAGAATCAAGAAGCCACGGTTCAGTTCAGAACAAAGACTAGTGATAGTGGAGCGTGGCAAGTAAAAGGACAATTTGGAACATTCGCAAATATAATAGAATATGATTATACAATTCCTTTGCGAATAGAAGAGAGAACTGATATACAGTTTAGGGCAAAAGCAGGAGCAACCTCAGAAATGGGAGTTGTTTTTGACTTACTTTTGCAAAAGAGCTAATAATTTATGTCAGATGAAGAAATTAAAAAGAACGGATATCATCCCGCAGATATAAACGGAGACAACAAAGTAGATGATGAAGAGCGTGCAATGTATCTTGAGTTCAAAAGAAAAGAACTCGAAGATGCAGACGCCATGCGAGATGCACAACGAAAGATGACTTGGTTTGCACTCGCAGGTATGTTACTTTATCCCGCAGTAGTAAGGACTACAGAAATTATGAATTTACATCAAGCCGCTACAATTCTTGGAGATATGGCAGCCGTATACTTTGTTTCTGTTGCTGGTATTGTTGCAGCGTTCTTTGGAGCACAAGCATGGTCTGGCAAAAAATAATACCTGTATTATTTTTGAGCGGCTGTGTCGCAATGGCTCCAAATATCGAGACACATGAAGACCTTGTTACTGGATTTGAGTACTATACATTTGAACTGCACTTCTCATATCCGAAAAAGAAATTTATGACGCCGGAAGAGTGGATGGAGTATCATACTGTACCGGATAGCCAAAAGGATGCATTGTATGCTACTTACAAAGAGCGGGAAGAAATTGAAAAGCGCTGGGAAAACTTTATTGAGAATTGTGTCCTGGCCGCTACGATGGATTGTTAGTCTTTTCTTTAACGAGTGGGAAGTTACTATTTGGATCGACCCGCTAAAGAAAACATACTACAATTTTAAATGGCTTGAAAAATGTGAGCCAAACCACTTAAAAGGACGACTAACTTCAGGCGAGCCTTTTGAGCTAAGAACGCAAGAAGCGTTTAACTTTCAAATTAAGAAGGTAAAATAATGTTAGCAATGTTAAAAATGCTGCCACTATTAATTGTACTTGCCGGAGGTGGGTATATGTATCATACAACCGTGGTAAGCCAAAAAGATGCAATAATTGCTCGACTAGAGGCAAACGCTGTTACATTAAAAGAAAACGCAACCAGACTAGAAGTTGCGTTCGAGCGAGAAGCAGCAGCAAGGGAAAGATCGGAGCAAAACTTACAGTCTCAGTTAAAAGCTGTAGGAGATCTAACAGAAAAGAATAATGCTATGCAGCAAGAAATGGATGGATACTTGTCTATCTTCAAGCGGCATGACATGACAAGACTTGCACGAGCAAAACCAGGTCTTATTGAGCCACGAATCAATAAAGGAACGCAAGAAGTATTTCGTTCCATCGAAGAGGCAAGCATGGAGGTAGAAAATGCGGATTCTCAGTAGTGTATTATTATTACTATCACTCGGAGGATGCTCGCTGTTACAACCGCAACCTCTTCCAGCACCGGAACCAATTATTAAAACAGTAACGGAGTATAAAACTCTTGAAATATACCAACCTCCGTTGCCAAAAGCAATCGATCTGCAAGACGTAGAGTTTTTTGTACTTACCGAAAAGAATTTTGAAGAACAAGTAAAAAAGCTTGAAAAAATGCAGGGAGGCACCTATGTTGTTTTTGGGATTACGCCCCAAGACTACGAAAATATGGCATATAACCTACAAGAGCTAAAACGGTACATAGGGCAGCAAAAAGAAATTATTATTTACTATCGTCAAGCAACACAAGGCGATGAAAACACAAACTCTGAAGATTGGATTGAGCGAAATGAAGAAGTTCTTGAAGATCAAAAACAGGACTAAATTATGGCTGTTCAAATTAGTCGAGCAGATGTATCTTCCGGAGAGATACTAGATTTACAATCTGAGACACGCTTCTTAAAGTTGCCCACAGATCCTTACCTGAATCTGTTAGGCGTTACACCATTACCCTCCCAGGTAGCAATTATAAATGCGATCAATAATCCAAAATATCGCTTTGTATGTGCAGCAGTATCACGCAGACAAGGCAAAACATATATCGCAAACATAATTGGGCAGCTAGTATCTTTAGTTCCCAATTCCAACATTCTAATCATGTCCCCCAATTACTCGCTGTCTCAGATTTCTTTTGATTTGCAAAGAAATCTTATTAAACACTTTGATCTTGAAGTAGCAAAAGATAATGCTAAAGATAAAGTAATTGAGTTGAGTAATGGATCCACAGTTCGTATGGGTTCCGTGAACCAAGTTGATTCCTGTGTAGGTCGTAGCTACGATCTTATTATATTTGACGAGGCGGCGTTGGCAGACGGCAAAGATGCCTTTAACGTAGCACTTCGTCCTACTTTGGATAAAGATAACTCAAAAGCTATTTTTATTTCGACCCCTCGGGGCAGGAACAACTGGTTCGCAGAATTCTTCGATAGAGGCTTTAATGATGAATTTCCAGAGTGGTGCTCAATACGAGCGACTTATAAAGATAATCCTCGCATGTCTGAGTTGGATATACAGGAAGCTAAAAAATCGATGTCCGATGCAGAATTTAGGCAAGAGTATGAAGCGGACTTTAACACTTACGAAGGTCAAATATGGAACTTTAATCACGAAGTGTGTATCGCTAATAATGAAGAGCTTGATACTCGCCGCATGGATGTTTTTGCTGGTCTCGACGTTGGCTATCGTGACCCTACGGCTTTCTGTGTAATTGCTTATGACTGGGATGAAGAGTTGTACTATGTACTAGATGAGTACCTAGATGCTGAGAAGACCACCGAGCAACATGCCGGTGTAATTCAAGAAATGATTGACAAATGGGATATCGACTACATTTACATAGATTCCGCAGCACAGCAAACTCGATTTGACTTCGCACAAAACTACGATATTAGTACTGTAAATGCAAAGAAATCAGTATTAGATGGAATCGCACAAGTTGCTGGAATAGTTGATAACGATAAGCTTATGGTCGATCAGCGATGCGGTGAAGTATTATCTTGCCTTGATCAGTACCAATGGGACCCTAATCCAAATTTGGCAAAAGAAAAACCGAAACATAATAGAGCATCGCATATGGCAGATGCTTTACGATACGCACTATATTCATTTGAAACAAGTCAGAGTGGGTTCTAAAGAGACCTACAAAAAATAGTGTTTGACAATTTATCTTACAAGGGCTATAATTCAAAATGAAAAAGCTAAAAAGAGATCCGGTAAAATATATTCGAGATCGAGCTAAATCAAAATACGAAAAAGGTACAGAGTGTCACATCTGTGGCGCTGAAACCGAACTCGACTTTCATCACTTTTACACTCTAGCGCCTCTACTAAGAGAGTGGCTGAAAGAAAAACAAAAAGAAAGGCCTTCACATTACACAGACGAATACATTGTGATTTGGAGAGACGAGTTTATAGAAGATAAATGGGCGGAGCTGTACGAGCACACAGTCACGCTTTGCCATAAACATCATTTGGAGCTGCACAGATTATACGGCAGAAATCCAGCCCTGGTAACGGCAACAAAGCAGATGCGCTGGGTAGAGATTCAAAGAGACAAACATGGCATGGTATGATAGACTTATTGGAAGAAAGCCCGAGGTTGAAGAAAAGCTCAACCCTGCGCAACAGTACTATGACAATAAGATAGAGCCAACTCGCGAGTTTACAACTAGCTATGAAAGAGCATATGAGCAGCTAGAAATCGTAAACCGAGGCGTCAATATGATTGTAGACGACGCTTCTGAAATACCTATTACTGTATCTGCTCCTGTACAGGGAATGCAAAGCGTAGTAAAAGGAATCAAGCGATCTCGCGTTGAGCTTCTTTTAAACAGAGAGCCAAACCCTTTTCAAGATATTAGCACTTTCCGTCGAAACTTAATTACAGACTTTTTACTTGACGGAAACATATTTATTTACTTTGACGGAGCACATCTTTACCACCTGCCCGCAAATAAAATGATAATACATTCGAGTGATACTACCTACGTTGAGAAGTACACTTTTAACGAAATCATCAACTACAGCCCCAGCGAAATTATCCATATTAAAGACAACTCCTTTTACTCTATCTATCGAGGAGTTTCAAGATTAAAGCCAGCTCTTCGTACTATGAATCTTATGAAGAGCATGAGAGACTTTCAGGATAACTTCTTTAAAAACGGAGCAGTACCAGGTTTAGTACTAAAGTCACCGAATACTTTATCAGAAAAAATTAAAGAGCGCATGATTCAATCATGGACTGCTCGTTACCGCCCAGATGCAGGAGGCCGAAGACCTCTTATTCTAGACGGCGGTATTGAAATTGACAAAGTTTCTAATATCAACTTTAAAGAGTTAGATTTTCAAACAGCAATTTCAGATAACGAAAAAATTATTTTAAAAGCTCTTGGTATTCCACCAATCATGCTTGACTCAGGAAACAATGCAAATCTGAGACCAAATATGAGAATGTACTACCTTGAGACTATTCTTCCCATTGTGCGAAAAATCAACTTTGCCATGGAAAGATACTTCGGATTTAAACTTGCAGAAGATATCACAGATATTCCTGCTTTACAGCCAGAACTACGAGACCAAGCACAATACTACTCAGCTCTTGTAAACACTGGCATCATCTCTCCAAACGAAGCGAGAGACGCTCTCGGGTTTGAAGGCTTAGAAGGGTATGACGAACTGCGAGTACCTGCAAATATTGCAGGCAGCGCCGCAAACCCTGATGAAGGTGGACGACCCACCGAGACGGAGGAAGATTAATGGGATTAAGATCAAAAAGAAGTGTTAGACAGCTTGCAGCAAAACATTTTAAAGAGTTTGAGCTGCCTATAGATATTACACATAAATCATATGTTAGTATTGTAGGGCCAAAGGAAGCTGTTTCAGGTATTTCTGTAAAACGCAGCTACAAGCAGTGGAAGTACCTACTTGCAGCATTACGAAAGTACAATCCAGAGCTTGTAGAAAAACCTGCTCCCGCACCAAAGCCCGCAGCGGCACCTAAAGCTGCTCCAGCTAAGTCTGCTCCGGCTCCTAAGCCGAAAGCAGCCTCTGTTAAGAAGGAGTCATAATGGAAAAGATTTTTAACTTAACATCCACGTTTAAAGCACTCGATGAAGATGATGGCGGTGTACACATCTGTGGAATGGCTAGTACAGCAGACTTTGATCGAGCCGGCGATACAATTGATGCTGCTGCTTGGACAAAGGGTGGACTCAATAACTTCGAAAAGAATCCTATTATTCTTTTCAATCATAATTACGACAAGCCAATCGGACGTGCGACAGGACTTAAAGTCACTGATAACGGTCTCGAACTAAAGGCTAAAATTTCTAAATCTGCGCCCGATCATGTGGCACAGCTTGTTAAAGAAGGCATTCTTGGAGCTTTTTCTGTTGGTTTCCGAGTCAAGGATGCTGATTACCTAGAGGAAACTGACGGATTAAAGATTAAGGATGCTGAGTTGTTTGAAGTATCAGTTGTATCGGTACCTTGCAATCAAGCAGCAACTTTCTCTCTGGCGAAATCTTTTGACTCAATGGATGAGTACGAAGAATTCAAAAAAACTTTCAAAAATAGTGTAGATCTAGCCGGTCAGTCTCTGGCTAAAGATGAAGATTCATTTGAAGCTAGTGATACACCGGATGGAACTGAAAAGTCAGTTCAAAAGGAGACGAACATGTCGGAAGTACAAACTCCCGAAATCGACCTGGAGGCTTTTGCTAAGAAGGTAGCGGATGAGACTGCTGCTAAGATCGCAATTCGTCAGGCCGAAGAAAAAGCAGCCGCTGAAGCAGAAGCTAAGGCAGCTCAAGAAGCAGCAGACGCTGAGCTTGCTAAGCAAGCAGAAGTTGAGTCTGTTATTAAGACTGGTATCGAGTCAGGCGCTGAGCGTCTTTTGGCTGATGTTGAAGCTAAGCTCAACGAGAAAGATGCTAAGATTGAAGAGGTAATTGCTCAGTACAAGTCAGACCTCGAAGAGAAGAATGCAGAAATTACTGCAATGCGTGAGTCTAAGCGTGTATTCGCTGACCGTTCAACTGGTGACGTTATGTCTAAGTGGGGCAAAGAGTTCATGTATGGTCACTTCCTCGGTGTAATGACTGGCAAGGGATGGGACACAGACTACTCACGTGACCTATTCGAGAAAGCAGGTGGTGGTGGTTTCACAGCAACTTCTGAGAACCTCAGCCTCGCAACAAACGTATCTGCACAGATCGAAAAAGAGATCATGCAGGAGCTACGTCTTGCTCAAGCATTCCGTGAAGTAACAGTTAACTCTGAGACTACATTGATGCCATTGCAGACTGACACCAACAAGGCAACTTGGGGCTCTAATGCTGATACAGCAGGTAATCTCGAGAACCCCACAGGTTCAAACGGCTACCAACCTTCAAATGTTATCATGAAAGCAACCAAGTTGATTTCAACTACTTTCATGGATAACCAGACTGACGAGCAAATGCTCATCAACCTGATGCCTATGCTTGTAGAATCAGTAGCACGCGCTCACGCACGCGCTGTTGACGATGCAATCATCAACGGTACTGCAGGCGGTTCTCAAGGCTTTAACGGTCTCGAGGCACTTGGTACAACTACGTTTGATACCGATGTATCAGCCGCAGCTCCAAATGCAGCAACTAGTATTGTAGATGCAGCCGATTTCCTTTCAGCTCGTAAGCTGATGGGTAAGTATGGTATGAATCCTGCGGATCTCGTATACGTAGTTTCTCAGAAGCGTTACTATGATCTACTTGCTGATGATGGTTTTGCTGACATCACAGACGTAGGCTCAGATGTGGCGACCAAGATCACTGGTACTGTAGGTTCTATCTTCGGTACTCCAGTAATCGTATCTGATCAGCTCGAAGCTGAAGCAGATAACGCAACTGTAGGTTATGCTGTTAATATCCGTAACTTCGTTATTCCACGTCTCCGTGGAGTAAGCGTAGAGCAGGACTACGAGGTAATGAACCAGCGTCGAGTAATCGTTGCTACACAGAACCTTGGCTTTACTCAGCTCGCAGCAGACACTACTAACGACAAGTCAGTAGTTAAGCTCCTCTGCGTAGCTTAATAGCTAGCTAAATAAACTGGGGAGGGTTTCCTCCCCAAGTTTTTTCTAATTGATTTATTATGGCTAATTTTATTACTTTACAACAGTTCAAGGATGCTGAAAACATTACGAATGTTCGTGATGATTTCAAGCTCGACAGAATTATAGCCTCTGTGAATCAATTAGTAAAAACTTATTGTGGAAATAGTATTATTGATTATTACTCTACAAATAAAGTAGAAGACTTTAGTATTGATTGGCCTACTCACGTAGTGCAGCTTACAGAAAGTCCTGTAAATAATATTGTTTCAGTAGAAAAAAGAGATTCCGTAACGGAAAGTTACACCACCGTGCCAACTACAGACTATTATCTTGAGAAAACGACGGATAGTGTACTGTACGTTACGGGATCCACCTATAAAAACTGGCCTAAAGGTGCCGGTTCTGTAAGAGTGACTTACACAGCAGGATATGCAGAAACTCCTGCAGATTTACAACTTGCAATTATTGACTTAATTAACTTTTACTACAAGGATGAGTATAAGGGTCGACGAACTCTTGCAGGAGCTACACTTGAAAATGTTCCTGTTGTTGAAGCTGTAGGATTTCCTGCACACATTAAAAGAGTTCTAGATTTATATAAAAACTTCTAATGGCTCAAAAAGACTTAGATCAGTTAGCAGATATACTTTTAAATAAGTTATACAGATCTTCAGAAACTTTTAGAGAACTAGTTACATCCAAACAAGTACACGCATTCACTATAGATGAAGCGGAGATTCGAAAAAGAACTCGACAAGAAGTAAGAGATATTATAGGCTTTGGATCTACTCAAAAACTTCCTGATGAGTTTGAAAAAGTGATTAAAAGAGAAGTACCAAAAATGGTACAAAAGTTTAAAAAGTCTTTTACTCACGCGATGGAAAGAAGTCGCACATATGACATAAAAATACTTGGAGGCTCTAGCTCAAAATCATTTACTGTTATTATTGAAAGTAAAACAGGAAGAGCAAAGGTCTACAACTATTTTAGAAGAGTAAAGCAAGTAGCTCAAAAACAGCTAATACTGGCGTTAGATGACGTAATATTAGAAAGAGGGCTTGGCGAAAAAAGACTCGCAAAAGACACGGGTAAGGTCGATAAAAATAACAATCAAATACGTAGAGTTGGCGGACCTTTTTTAGATATCGGACACGATGACGAAACCACAAACGCAGCGTTTCGATCACAGAGAGCAGAAGAAATACTTGTAAAGTTTACAAGTGACAAAATGAATCCTGCTGTAAACAAATATGTTCGTGAAATTTTTGAAGATATTTTTGTAAGAGTTCGTAAGGGGCCTACTCAGAAAAACGGAAAAACTATATTTAGAGCTTCTATTGACTCTAGTAAAGGAAATAAATCAAAAGCTTTTGAAGATGCTGAAAAAGCAGGATTTTTACAAAAAGCTTTAGACAAGTTAATAGAAGATCAGGCATTGGGGTTTCCTAATGCAAAAGGCTCGGATTCCCCTGTGGAAGTAGCTGAAAAAACAATTACAAATATTCTTGCAGGAGCAGGTAATAAAAAGTCTACTCTTAAAAAGCAAAAGATAAATACTAAAGCAGGAAAGGGCACCAGTAAGCCTAAAAAAAGAAAAGCAACACTTGCTCCTGTAGTTAAAGAAAAAGCAACAAAGCTGAAAGGCCGAAGAAAACCTTCAAGCAGGGGAGACAGACTATCTCTTCAAATGCTTATAGGCCCTTTGAACAATCAAATAAATGAAGCGGTTCGAAAAAACATGGGAGCACCTGCTCTTGAAAACAGAACAGGTAGATTTGCGGGATCTGTCAAAATTACAGATATAAATGTAACTGCACAAGGATTCCCAAGCATTGGGTACACATACCAGAGATCTCCTTATGATAAGTTTGAGAGAGATACAGAAAGAGACCCAAGAAGGCTTATTGACAGATCTATACGAGAAATAGCAGCTCAATATGCAATGGGGCGTTTCTATACTAGGAGACAATAATGGCAGAAGTAAATCATAGACAGTATACTACTCGAAGATCTGCCATTGTTGATGCTTTAGTTGAAAAGCTAAAAGAAATAAATTTAACAGGTAACTTTTTAACAGATCTATACGAAGAGGTCTATCCAAGACTAAAGTTTTGGGATGAAGTTGAAGTTTTTCCAGCACTGCATTTAAATGCTGGAGCAGAGACTCGAGACTATCAAGGCGGGGCCTATAAAGATAGATTTTTAACCGTTACTGTTAGATGCTATGTAAAAGAAGAAGACGCCGTAGTTGCGTTGGACAAATTACTTGAAGATGTAGAAACTGTCATCGAGGAAAATGGTAGACTTGCATATACAGATAAGCAAGGAAACACACAATATACACACGATATTTTAATACTCAGTATTGATACTGACGAAGGAGTTCTTGAACCTTTTGGCGTAGGAGAAGTTCTACTACAGGTTCATTACTAGAAACGACAGGCACGAGCAAATGTTCACGTCCTTGTCCTTTCAATATTTAGGAGAAATGCTATGCCAGCAACAATTCAACTAAGTCGTGATACTCACGTCTTTATTGGAAAAGGAACCACATATTGGAAAATTCCAGTACTGGACGGGTTTTCTTTTTCACAGGCGACATCAACTACTGAAGTAACTCTGAATGAAATGCAAGATTCATCAGGCGCTTCAAATCGTGGTCGCTCTATGTTTACAAACGCTCTTGAGCCAGCAGAGTGGTCTTTTTCCACTTACGCTCGTCCAACTCTTGAGAGCACCTCACACACAGCAGTAGAAGAAGTACTGTGGGCGCATTTCTTTGGGGCAAAGACGTGGAATGACACTACTGATGTTTGGACACCTGCTGCAGTAAGCGCTACTCGTACAAGCAACATGGTTGTTACTTCTGCTCAATCTGATCTTGCAGAACTCGGTACATTTGATCTTTACTTTGTACTTGGAGGATGTGCTCCAGGCGCAACTCCTGCAACTTATAGTTCTGCTAATGGACAAACTATTTACAAGCTCACAGGTTGTGTAGTAAATACTGCAGGTATTGACTTTGATATCGACGGAATTACTACTATTAACTGGTCTGGTTTTGGAGCAGAAATCGAGCAAATTGCTTCTCTTGATATGTCTGGCGCTACATCTCGTCTAGGCTACGCTGGAGGCAGCAGCACTTCGAACTTCTTGCGTAATCGTATTACTTCACTTCGTCTTCGTCCAGATGCGGACGGTGACCAAGTATTTGGCGAAGCTGGTGATTTGGATCAAGATGGAGATGCAACAACAGGTAGCGCAGGGGGTACTACTGGCGATGATTTCCAGACTGAATACTTCTTGACTCTTACTGGAGGATCAATTAACTTCGAAAATAACATTACTTTTTTGACGCCAGAAGAGCTATGTAAAGTAAACACTCCTATTGGTCACATCACAGGAACTCGTAATATTTCAGGAAGCTTTAGTTGCTATTTGAATGATGACGATACGGGTGTTACTGGCGGACGTAGTGCATCTTTCTTCGAAGACTTGGTAAATAACAAGACTATGACTCGAAATAAGTTCAATGTTCAATTTACAATTGGTGGTGCGTCAGCTCCTAACCTTGTAGTTGAGTTCCCAGGTGCACACATTGATATTCCTACTCACCAAATCGAAGATGTTATTTCTTTGGAGACTGGATTCCATGCCCTGCCAAGCAACATCAGCGAAGCAGACGAAGTAACTATTACTTACACCGGTGCCTAATATCTAACTTTTTTGAAACCCGCTTCGGCGGGTTTTTTCTTTATGGTACGAAAAAAAGTTCTTGACTTTTTAGCTGCCTTCCAATATAATTACAAAATAAATTACTACTTTCATATAAGGATACAAAAATGAGTGACACCCCTATCTCTTTAGCGAGTCTTATGACTCCAAGCAAAACTGTAGGTATAGACTTTCCAGGCTATAGTGGAATGTCTGTAGACTTAACCTACTTAGCTCGAGAAGAGCTAGTTAAGCTACGAAAGCGCTGTTTGACTACAAAGTTCAATAAAAAGTCTAGGCAGCCAGAAGAAGAGCTTGACGAAGATAAGTTCCTAACAGAATACGTAAGAGCAGTTGTTAAAGGCTGGACCGGTCTTAAGTATCGTTACCTAGAAGAGCTTCTTTTGGTAGATATAGGAGATTTAGATCCGGACGATCACCTGGACTATACGCAAGAAAATGCAGAGCTACTTATGAAAAACTCGAATGATTTCGATACATGGGTAACTGAAACTGTAGGCGATCTTGAAAATTTTACTGGGAACAAGTAGCAGAAGTAGAGAAGCTACTTGCTCGATTTATACAAGAGCAACACTCTCCTATTGATGTTGACAAATATCTCCTTGTCTGTGAGCAACTAGGACAAGAACCAAACCCTGCCAAAATGCCGCTCGAGCTTTCGGTCTTCCCCGAAGAAGTTCAAGTGGCATTTTTTATGTTCAGCCTTTTATCAGACCACTGGGAAGGAGCAACAGGCACATACATGGGAAAACACTGGCACGATATAGGTTATTTATTTAAAATACACGAAATAGATAATCCCACACTTACTTTATACTTTATGAAAATGTACGAAAGGTGTTTAGTGGATTATAGATTTAAAGAAGCAGAGAATAAACGAAAAGCAGAAGAGCGAAGAACTCGCAATAGCGGTGGAAAAAATTTCACCCATAGTGTACAAGGCTAATGGCTAAAAAAATTCAAATAGACATTGAAGTAAATGGCAAAATGCAAAAAGCCACTCTGTCTGCTAAAAAATTGCGCAAAGCATTGGCAGATGTAGATGAGCAGCAAGAAAAAGTAGGAAGATCTGCAGGAGAAACAGATCGCCGAATGAAAGGCGCGGCAAAAGCCACTTCTAACGGTACAAAAGAATTTGCTAAAATGTCTCAAGGTATGGGGGGTCTTGTAGGAGCCTATGCAACTGTAGCCGCGAACGTGTTTGCACTGAGTGCGGCTTTTGAATTTTTGAAAAATGCTGCACAAATAGATCAATTAGAAAAAGCTCAAGTATCTTTTGCTGGAAACACGGGCGTAGCTCTCGCTTCAGTAACGGCCTCTCTTAGAGAAGCATCTGACGGGATGTTAGGGTTTAGAGAAGCCGCACAAGCCGCCGCCATTGGTGTGGCAAAAGGCTTTGGGCCTGATCAGTTAGAAAAGCTAGCGGTAGGCGCGAGAAAAGTATCAGCAGTATTAGGTAGAGACTTTGAAGATGCTTTTGACAGATTAGTACGTGGTGTATCAAAAGCCGAACCAGAACTTTTGGATGAATTAGGTATCACACTTCGACTTGAAACTGCCACCAAAAGATATGCTGATGCTCTCGGCTTACAAGCAGACCAATTGACAGAAGCTCAAAGAAGCCAAGCAGTATTACTTGAAACTCAAAGACAGTTAGATTCTCAGTTTGGGTCAATTGACGCTCCGGTAAACCCTTTTATTCAGTTAAAGAAAACTTTTGAAGACATTATTAAAAGTGTTACTCAAACTCTTTTACCTGTCTTTTCTGCTTTTGCGGAAATCATTAATGGATCTGCTGTTTCAGCAGCAACGGTATTTGGTGCTTTAGGTCTTTCAATTGCTAAAACTATTCTTCCGATGGATGAAATAAATGCAGGCATACAAAAGTTCGGGCAAAATGCGACAGCAAAAGTTGATGCAGCAAAAAAGGCTCAAGAAGACTATCGTAAAGCAATAGAGAAAAACTCTTTAGCTTTTAAAGATCAAAAGAAAGCCTTGCAAGACGCAGCTATAGCAGCAGTGAAAGCGGGTAGTAAGAGTAAAACAGTTGCAAAAATTGCAGCAGGTCAAGACGTTCCTGCAATTGAAATGGCTGCATTCAAAAATACTTTAGCAAGAGCCGAAGCAGATTCTGCTGCAACAGGTACTGCAATGAAAGGAGTTTTTGCAGGAGTAAAAAATTCAATTATTACCAATCTTACTACAGCTTTTTCAAACTCACAGGAGGCTGCAAAAGTAACCGAAAGTAAATTTAAAATAGCTTTTAAAAATATTGCTTTGTCTGCTAAAATTACTGGTGCTAAAATACGAGAAGGACTCGCCGTAGGATTAAATGCAGCTGCAGATGGTGCAGGCAGATTAGTAAAATCTATAGGAAAGCTAGTAAATCTTTTAGCTCTTGCAGGTTTTGTTGATATACTTAAGGAGACTGCTCTAAGTATTACTGCAGCCGCAGAAGGAGTTGTAGGCAGTATAGCAAAGTTTGTGGGTCTTGGTGACGTATACGAAGGTAGTGGAGTTCAAAAGTTTTTAGCGGCAGGACGCGAAGGCGTAAAAGATTATAGAAAAATACGAGAAGAAGTAAAAGCAGTAGAAAGAAGCCTAGAGGCTACTGCAACTGATGCTTCTAATATTGCCAAAGGTTTAGTAAGAGCAGCAGCGGCTCGTGACAAATTTGCCGCAGAAGGAGATCTTGGAGCAGCTAGAGACGCAGAAAGAGGTATACAAGAAAAAACAATGACCGCTCTTGCAACTTTAGATATTAGCGGGTTAGCTCAAGACATTAAAGATTTGCCCTTAGACAAGCAGGTAGGCAAAGCTCAAGCATTCGTAGAATCTTTAGGGCCTTTACTTCAGCACATTCCTCAACTACGAGAAGCTCTAACTAGTACTAGCTTTACTGCGGATGGTTTTGTTGACAAACTTGAAGGTATGCAAAGAGCTGCACAAGATGGAAACGCAAACTATAGTGCGTTTACAGATCAGCTCGCAAACTTTGGTTCAACAATTGCTGGATCAGATTTAATAGGCGCAGTCTTCGTCATGGATGAATTTAAAAAGAGTGCAGATGCTGCTGTAGCAAGTACTAAAGATGTAACAGGCAATCTAAGAATTATGGAGCGCTATGATGCTGTTTTTGAAAAAGCAGGAATCACCGCAACCGAGTTTAGAGAAAAGCTACAAGGGCTACAAACAGAACAAGATAACTTGAGAACTTCGAGTGTAACTTTACAAAAGCAGCAAATAGACACTGCAAATATTCTTAATCCTCTCGATCGAGAAAGAGCAAAGATTGTAGATGACATAGCGGCAGCTGAACAAGCCCATGCAGAAAAGGTACAACAAGTAAATACTGAAAGAGCTTTAGCAATATTAGGAACAGAAAAAGAGCAAGCAGCGGCGGCTGTACGAATTGCGAATCTTGAGGCAGAAGCAGAGGTAGCTGCATATTTGTTAAAGGTTTTAAGAGATACAAAGCAAGTAAAACTCGATGCAGTCGATGAAAAAGGCGGCATTTTAAACTTAAAGGAAGGACAAAAAGCTCTAGATCTACAAAAACAAATTCTCGACCTACAGCAAAAAGGTGCTCGAGAGATGATGTCTGCGGCTGCTGCCCGTGAAAGAGTCTTACGCTATGAGCTTGAAAACGTACTTCGAGAGAATCCAAACGCTTCTGAAGAACAAATCTTAAAAGCAAAGATTGCTGTAGAAAAAGAAATTGTAAAAAATCGTATAGCCACTGCAAATCAAGAGTATAATTTAAAAGTGGCCATGATTGACATGGAAGAAAAGATTCTTGTCGCAAGAACTAAACTCGCAAAAGCAGAGTACAAAAGCCGAATGGAGTCAAAAGGAAGACCTGAAGACGCTACTATTACTGGTCTTTATGATGACGTAATCACAAACGCGGGAGATTCAGCAAATCTTGCAAGAGCCGCGGCAGGAATAAACAGAGCGGCAGCAATTGCTACTGCGGACGGAGCATTAAAAGGATTCCAGAGAGCGCTTGAAGACGAAAGTTTTGATAACGCAATAGACCAAGCAACAAGAAGCGGGTTTCAATCTGGGCTCACAGAAGCACTTACAGAAATAGGTACAGGCGGTAGTGGTAAAGACGCCCTAAAAAAGATGGGCAATGCAATGTGGAAAGGAGTAGTTGAAGAAGCGTCGAAGAGAGCATCTCAAGCAATCACTGATTTTATTTTTGGAGCAGATGATCCGGCAGCTCAAATGGCTACAGCAATGCAAACAGGCGCAACTCAAATGCAAACAGCACACTCTGCTGGGGCAAGAAAAATAGCAACCGCAATCACAACCTCGTTAGGAACTTTTGACGGAAAAATGGCTTGTTGTGATAAGCCTAAACCTGTTAAATTAGATCCTACAAGTACAAGAATAGTTAAAAAAGCAGTTTCAGAAGAAGACAAGCCAAGAACTGTAACAGAAGGGATGCAAAGAACAGAGGTTGGTTACACTGAGCACAATGGAGAAATGATAGAAGAAGTAAAAGTAATTGCGTCAAAAACTGAAACAATAACAGAAAGTTTTGGGCACTTTACAACAAGTTTAAAAGATCTTTTTGACTCTAATACTGAAGGCGGTTTTTTAGAAAAAATGAGTAACATCTTTATGGAAGGAGGCAACGTCTTCAAAACAGTGTTCTCTACACTCATGACAAAACTCAGCTCAATGATGTCGTCTTCCGGTGGAGGAGGATTAGGAGGGCTTTTCTCTAGTATGCTGGGTATGTTTGGCAAAGGAGGAGGCGCTGCTGGAGGCGCTGCTGGAGGCGCTGGTGGAGGAGGATTCTTTTCAACCATAGCATCTTTCTTTATGGGCCTTTTTGGCGGCGCGCCAGGTGCTAGACACGGCGGCTTGCTCAAGGATTTGTTTGCAGGACACGGAGGTATAGCAAAGGGTAGTGATGCGGGGTACCCTACAATACTACATGGAACCGAAGCAGTAGTGCCTCTTCCAAACGGTAGATCGATTCCCGTAGAGGTTAAAGGGCCAAAAGCAATGTTCGGAGGTATCTTAGGCCCCTCGCTAGGGCTAAGAGGTTTGAATGTACTCCCAAGACTACTTGGTGGCGTATTAAACTTGCCGACTTTGTTACCACAGTTACTAGGTGCACTAGGACCCTTAGGAACTCTTTTACTTGGACAGGGACGAAAGAAGTTTCGTTACGGAGGTCTTTCAAAAGCTCCAAAAGCAATGTTCGGAGGTATTCTAAGACCCCTGCTAGGAGGTGCAAAGATGTTACTAGGACCTCTGCTAGGAGGTGCAAAGATGTTACTAGGACCTCTGCTAGGAGGTGCAAAGATGTTACTAGGACCTCTGCTAGGACCTGCAAAGATGTTACTAGGACCTCTGCTAGGAAGTGCAAAGATGTTACTAGGACCTCTGCTAGGAGGAAAGAAGTTTCGTTATGGAGGTCTTTCAAAAGCTCCAAAAGCAATGTTCGGAGGTATCTTAGGCCCCTCGCTAGGTGGGTTTACTGGAGGAGGAGGAATGCTAAGTATGTTTGGCATGGGAGGAGGAGGACTCTTTTCTAATATGCTAGGTATGGGAGCAGGAAGAGGTATAAGGGGCATCCTTCCACTAATTTTAATGATGCTTTTAGGAAAGCGTTCAAATATGTTCCGATACGGAGGATTAAGTAATCCAATGTTTGGAGAGGGAGG